GGTCGCTTCCGCGCCGGCGTCCGCGTCAGCGTCCCCGCCAGCGTCCCCGGCAGCGTCACCGGCAGCGTCCCCGGCAGCGTCCCCGGCAGCGTCACCGGCAGCGTCCCCGGCAGCGTCCCCGGCAGCGTCCCCGGCAGCGTCCCCGGCAGCGTCCCCGGCACCATAGGCGGGCCATGACGGCCCATCTTTATAACGACATGGCCAGGGCCGGGGCCAACCTACCCCCCCTCTACAAAAATTTGACTTTTCAAAACTTTTCTAGTACATTGTTCTCTATGAAAACAATCCAATTAGCCCTCCGCCTGACAAAGCAGATTCATGCCGCTGTCCACGACCACGCCAATGCCAATCGTAAAACAGCGGGGGCGTGGATAAGCGACGTCATCATCAACGCAACGCCTGACGACGTCGTCACCGCTTTCGCTGATCGAGTCAAAAAGAATGGGGTAGTCGCGCCGTATGATAAAAAGACGCTGGCCCTGGCGGCGCCAGCCGCCGTGGACAAGCTGGAAACCCTTGCCGCTGTCACTGGCCTTTCCAAAGACGCGGTGCTCAGGCTTATACTTGAAAGATTTACTCAAATACCAACCCTTACCACTTACCGGAACACAGCATGATTGACGAAAGCAAGGTAAAGAACTTCGGGCGTGGCGAGGAAACCTCGACGCCCACGTTCAGTTGGAGCGCGTTGCCGGTAGAGACTTTGTTGAGGTACAAACTGGAGATTGAGGCTTGTCTGCCGTCGACCAAATTACGCGACGTCGACGTGGAGGCAGAACTTGTCAGCCAACTGCGTATCGCACAGCGCCTGCAAGCCAAAGTGCTCGACTACGACGAAGACTCCATCCCCCTCAACCAGATCGTCCAGGCGGTCAACAGTGTGTCAGCGGTAATCGAAAAGCTGGCGAAACTCCAGATCGATCTTGCTGAGGCTGAAAACCTGAAGAAGATGGAGGCCGCCCTCATCAAGGCGGTTCACGGGCTGCCGACCGAGGCGGTTGAAGCATTTTTCTCGAGGTATGACAGAGAGGCAGACCAGATAGGGGTGGTTAAATGAGTGCAGTCTGGAAAGCCCACATGGACCGCCTGCGGGCCGGCACGCTTGGCCGCTACAAGCGCGGTGACATCGCCCGCTGGCTTGAGGAGAACACTTTTCTCAAGGGAGAACCCTTTTCTTTCGATGGGCATGAATACCAGCTAAAAATCATCGAGGAAACCTCGAAGAATATCGTAGTTACTAAGCCGAGCCAGGTAGGCTGTTCGGAACTTGTGGCTAGACTCATTCTCGCCCGTGCCGCAATTGAACCCCTCAACATCATTTACGTGATGCCGACGCAGTCGGCGGCGTCGGACTTTGCCAAAGGGCGGGTCAACGACATCATCAACGACTCTCCCTACTTGTCAGGACTTATCGATAGCAGTGTCGATAACGTCTCTGTCAAGAAACTCGGCCACTCGTTTGTGTTTTTCAAGGGGGCAAGCAAGGATTCTCAGGCGATCAGCTTGCCCTCGGACATTGTTGTGGCGGACGAATTTTCGTATGCCAATGCCACTGTCGTAAAACAGTATCAGTCCCGCCTGAACCACTCCAAATACAAGGAAAAAATCTACTTTTCCACGCCGACGCTGCCTGGACGTGGCATTTCCGCCCTGTTTGACGAGTCAAAACAGCACTTTCGCATGGTCAAATGTACTCATTGCGGGCACTGGAGTTGGCCGAATTTGCCTCACGACATCAGGATTCCGGGGGTTCCGGAGATCGACTGGAGCACCTTGAACAAGGCGAAACTGGCGAAATTGGACTACATGAGCGCCTTTTTTGCCTGCCCGAAGTGCGGAAAAGCACCAGATTACACCCCTGAACACCGCGAATGGGTGTGCAAAAACCCGGATGACAAGTACGAAGCGGTCGGCTATGCCGTCAGCCCTTGCGATTTGCCCGACTACCGCAAGGCCAGCGACCTCGTCATGGAGCGTACCGAGTACGCCCGCTACGTGGACTTCATGAACACGGGCTGCGGGCTGCCTTACGAGGACTTGGAGTCGACCTACACCTACGAAGAGCTTACCGCTTGCTTCATCAGTGAGAAAGGCGGCAGCAACATGATGCGGGTGATGGGCCTCGACATGGGGCTCGAGTGTGCCTGCACCATTTGGGCGGTCAATTACGACGGCCTGATGATCTTGGAGCACGCCGAGATGATCCCTATAGGGCGACTCGACGAGCGCCGGGGAGAATTGACTCGCCAGTACAGGGTCAGCCTGACCGTTGCCGACGCGCTTCCTTACACCGACACCATCATGCGGATGCAGGTGTACGATCCGAATCTTTGGGCGGCGGTATTCGTCAAGTCGAAGAACGCGGAAACCCACACTTTGAAGCGCTACGAGGAAAAGCCGGAGGAGGGCAGGGAGTTGGTGAGGCAGGTCAATATCAACCGCGACACAGCCCTTGATGCCATGATGGGGCATGTGCGTTCCGGCCTCATCAAGTTTGCCGTACCGGAAATGAAGGAAGAGATTATTGCGCACTTCATGGACATGACTCGGGAGCGCCAATATACAAGTGAGAATGAGATGCGTTACGTGTGGGTCAAGTCCTCCAAGGGCGTTGACCACCTGTTATTTTCTGGGCTTTACGCATTTATTGGCGCGAAAATGAGGGGGGCATCGACAGGCTTGGCTACTCTACCCACCACCTCCGTATTCACCTTCAAGAACAAAAACGGACTATGACCCTCAATCTACCTCGCTTCCCCGACCTCGACGACGCCATCGTCGGCATCACCGACCACAGGGAACTCGTCTACTCCGGGGATCGCCTCCTTGACCTGCTTTCGAGAAGGGAAGCCATGACCCGCGAGGAAGCCTACGAGTATTTCTGTGCGAAGGTGCGACCACTGTGCCAGGCGCCCATCGTGATGTGGGAGAGGCTTGACGTGACACTTGCCTAAAACAGGAAGCATATGATATAAGCGCTTCAACCCCCTGGAGCGCTTATGTTTCCCAAATTCCTGACCTCTCTGTTCCAGCGCACCAGCCTTGACGCCAAGTCGGAGGTGGCGACGCCTAACCCGCCGAAGCGGCTTCCACGGTCGCAACTGACGACGCCGTCGTACCTTAAGACGGCAAAGCCGTCCGAGTCCAACTCGCTGCCACTGACGGATCGTCGGCTGGCAAATACCGACACCCTGACCTACCGCAATGGCGCCGACACCCGCGCCATTATCCGCGACTTTGCTGCGGCGTCTCCCGACATCAGCGCCGCTGTAAACGCCGCACTGCGCACGGCGATTACGGATTCCTGGACCGCAGTTGCGTACAATATGGACGGCACGGTCAGCCCCGACGGCACCAAGCTGCTACAGCAAATCATTGCCAGCATGAACTTCCTGTCGGCCTACGACATGGGCTATGCCGACCGCAACTCGCTGCTCTCGACGTCCGAGGCCATCGGCAAGGAACTCATGCTTTACGGCTCCTATGGCGTCGAACTTGTCCTCGACAAGACCCGCCTTCCGGAACGCCTGCAACCCATCTCGACGACGGCGATCAAGTTTTACCCGACTGACAGCGGCAAGCGCCTCAAGCCGGTACAGGAAATCGCAGGCGAGAAGATCGACCTCGACATCCCGACCTTCTTCTATGGTTCGGTCGACCAGGACCTGCTTGAACCCTACTCGGCGTCGCCCCTCGAACCTGCCCTGCAGCCGGTGTTGTTCTCTACCGACTTCATGAACGATTTAAGGCGCGTGGTCAAGCGGGCCATCCACCCGCGAGTCACCGTCACCATAGACGAAGAGAAGTTCCGCAAGGGTATCCCGCTCGAGTTCCAGAACGACCAGGAGCAGATCGCGGGCTACATGGCTTCCGTGGTCAGCGAGATCGAGACCAAGGTCAACGGGCTGAAGCCCGAGGACGCGCTGATCGTCTTCGACACCATAGGGGTCGAGGTGGTCGACCACGGCAACACCAACCTCAGCAATGAATGGGAAACGCTGCAAGGCTTTGCCAACAGCAAGCTGGCGACCGGCACCAAGACCATGCCGACGATCCTCGGCCACGGCAGCGCCAGCGCCAACATCGCTTCCGCAGAGGCCCTGCTTTACATGAAGACTGCGGACGGGCTGGTCCGCAAGAAACTCAACGAGCTTTACAGCCGCGTATTCACCTTGGCGGTGCGCTTGTATGGTATCGACTGCTACGTCGAATTTGCTTACGAAGACATCGACCTGCGCCCGAAGAACGAGGTCGAGGCATTCAAGGCAATGAAGCAGAGCCGTGTGCTCGAACTCCTCAGCCTTGGCTTCATGTCCGACGAGGAAGCGTCAATCATGCTGACCGGGAAGTTGCCATCGGCCAACGCTCCGCAGCTTTCCGGTACGGGGTTCCGGGCCAACACGTCCGTCAGCCCTGCAGGCAGCGGCTACAACGGCGCGACGAACAGCGGCAGCACAACCAACCAGAACCTGAACCCGGACACGCCGACCGGGGGCGCTCGCGGCGGCAACAAGAAAGCCGAGACTGGCGGTGAGGACGGCAGAAATCTGCGGGTTGTCTAAATGGGCAAGTTGAACCTGATGATCAAGGGTGGCATGTTGTACGCCAACAAGAAAATTTTCTGTAATTGCGGAGGTGGAAGTGGAGGCAAGAATATACCAGTTGGACGATATGAGGTTGAGGAGCGGTATGCCCACGCCCACGGGGATGTTCTCGCCTTTGCACGCGGCCTTGGTTGGATCGGCCATTTGCCTGGGTGCGACGTTGTCATTGGTAGAGATGATGGCCGGGGTGGGGTTGTTCCATCAGAAGCTGTGGCTGGAAGACTGCTCTCGATGATGGAAGTAGCCGAAGATAACGGAGACTTGGTAATACTGGAGGTTGTGACGTGAATATGCTGCCTGATTGGAAAGACGTTTTCAAACGTGCGTGGAGTGTCAAGGGGCTTACCCTTCTGACCTTGTTCGGTGCGGCGCAATCTGCGTTTGCTGTTATTGGGGAACCCCTTGTCGGGCCGGTGTGGGCTGGTGCGATCACCTCCCTGCTGGCGGCGGTGATCATCGTGCTGCGCCTGCTGGCGCAGAAGGAAGCGGCTGAAATCGTTGGAGTTGAAGATGGTGCAGACGACAGAACCCAGTGGTAAAGCAAAGCGGGTAGCCGCTGCCGCCGCCATCGCCACGGCGCTTGCTGTTCCAGCCGAGGGGTTGAGACAGTGGGCGTACTACGACCCTCCTGGGATTCTTACTGTGTGCTACGGTCACACAGGCGGCGTCGAGAAGGGTCGCAAATAT